CTTTTGCGTCAATTGCAGCTTTAAACTTTTTAAACTTTGATAGTCGCGTAAGACCAAGATTGAACATCATATTAATCAATATGTGTTGAACTTCTTCAGGAAGATTATCGAAGTCAAACAGTTTTTTGCAGTCTTTAATTGCACTATTTGTATCTGCAACAAATAGCTCTGTAATTCTTTCGCCGGATACTCGAGTTCCAACAGGCTTTCCATGCTCCGCATCTTTTTCAGTAATAAGATGGCCTATTCCCACAGTTGGATATCCCAGATGGTCAAGATATATTTCATTTCTATATCCTTCGTCATCCATGATTTCTTTTTTTAGTTTTTCGATATTCATTTTTTCCTCATAAAACCAATAGCGGAGCGAACTCCAAAAGATGCTGCAACAATTACAGAAAGTGTGTATTGATACCAGTCTGGCATACTTTCAAGAGCGGTAAATCCATCTCTTACATACTGTACGGTATCTGGAAAGAAGCATAAAATCATTGGAAGACTAAAAAGAATAGTAAGCCACTCATCCTTCCAAGATGAAGCACTATTCTGAGCCATTATATTTTCCCAGTTTGCTTCACTTTCAGCAGATTTTACAAGAACCGTGGCTTCAGCCTCTGCTTTGGCTTTTATCTTTGTGTTCTTTCCTTCAAGCCACGTTTTCCCTAATTCAACTACTCCCCCTAAAATTGGTAGTAACATTGTTGTGTCCGCAGTACGAAACAAGGCCGCGCGAGGCGGCCTTGCCTTTATTGTACCTCGATCTTGATTGGTTTGGTATCAAATGAATACTGTAAATGTATTGATAGCATTCCATTGTGAAATTTTGCTGATTTCACTTCAAGGTCTGTGTCAAGTTTAAAATTACGCTCAAAACTCTTCGAAGAGATTCCTTTATGAATCCACTGAAGATTATCGTCCTGATGCTGTTTTTCGCCTTTGATTGTGAGTACGCCTTTGTGTAGAGTTAGCTCTACATTCGAAGGGTCCCAACCTGGAAGTGCGATGTCTAGCAAATATCCACCATCGTCTGTTTTTAGCGTATTATAGCGTGGATAGTCAGTAGCGGGAATCGTTCGTGTAAAATTGTCGAAGCCGACAAAAAAATTATCAAGTTTCATATATTCTCCATTATACTGCCCCTTTCGGTAGCGTTTCCTATGATAGTATGGGAATACTCCTCATACTGCCATATATTATAACAGGGAATAACGCGAGAGTCAAGCACTATTTTTTATGTGGTCTTCAACTTCCGACTTTGCAATTATGTAGGACTTTACAAGACCGCTTCGAACAATATCATCCACGTCAAATTCAACAAACTCAAACTCATACATTTTCTCAAGTATTCGAAGAAAATCAGTCATTCCTCGTTTTTCTCGAGCACGATCAAGATCAGTTTGACGATAGTCTCCACAGAAGATTATTTTAGCTTTTTCGCCCATTCGAGTAATCACTGTATCAAGTTCCTGAAACGTACAGTTTTGAAACTCATCTACAATGACGATGCAATCGTCGAGCGTGATGCCGCGAAGAAAAGAAGTTGTAACAAATTCAATTTGTCCTTTTGTTTTTAAAATGCTATAAGCATCTCCACGACCAAAAATCTCATCTACAATTGTCTTATAAGGATCTTCATAGACTTCAACTTTTTCTTTCAGGCTTCCTGGAAGAAATCCAACATCTCGAGTTGGTACTGCACTTCGTACAATTATTACTTTAAAGTATGGGGATTTTTTAGCAAGAACTGCTTGAAGAGAAAGATAGAGAGATAGAAAGGATTTTCCTGTACCTGCCATTCCATGAAGTACAAGATGATTGTGAGGAAAATAATCAAAAACTCTTTTCTGATTTCTAGTCATCGGAGAAAATGTTTTTGGCTGAAAATGTTGCGGTTGATAGTGTTTTGCCATTATACCTCCTTAGGTAAAGTATATTTTATCAACACTTTAACGCAAAGTCAAGTAACATTTTTTTGTAGGTGAGAAAAAAAGAACTTGACTTTTGAAGTGATTAAGTGTTATAATACTTGAAATTGTCAGAAAGGAGTTGTAAATGTCTGTAAGAGTTGTATGGATCACGCCAGCCGCAATGGAGACTGTTGCATATTGTGCAAGGGTATCAAACCCTGCCAATCAAAATAATCTTGCCACTGCGCCTCAGTTGATTAAATATCTAATTAAAAATAAGCACTTCTCTCCTTTTGAGATGGCAAACGCTTGCCTTGAAATTACGACTACGCGAGATATCGCTCGTCAAATTCTTCGTCATCGTTCTTTTACTTTTCAGGAGTTTAGTCAGCGATACGCAGAAGTAACGAGTGAGTTTGTATTTCGCCAAGCGCGTCTTCAAGATACAAAGAACCGTCAAAATAGTATTGATACTGATGATGAAATTCTACAATATAAGTGGAATGAATGTCAAAAAGAATTGAGTGATGTTGCTCAGGAAGTCTATGAATGGGCAATTGCAAACGGAATTGCAAAGGAGCAGGCTCGAGCCGTTCTTCCAGAAGGAATGACAATGTCTCGAATTTATATGAACGGAACTCTTCGTAGCTGGATGCATTATATTGAAACTCGGTGTGCGGCAGGCACACAGCGAGAGCATATGCAAATTGCACAAGAATGTCGTCGCGCACTTGAAGAAAAAGGAGTGGAACTATGGATTTGATTGATTACCAAGATTTTGTTGAGTATACTACTAGCCATGAGTCAAAGCGTCTAACCGATTTTATGGATCGGCTAGACGAGCTTGATGAAGATACTCATGTGAATGTTCCTCTTTTGCTGACCGCTGCAATCGGTCTGGGCAGCGAAAGCGGAGAGTTTCAGGAAATTGTTAAGAAAATTATTTTTCAAGGAAAAGAACTTGATAGCAACACTCGTTATCATATGCTACGTGAGCTGGGAGATATATGTTGGTATCTCGCCAATGCTGCCAACGCTCTGGGCGCAGATCTTCCAGAGATTCTCGAGATGAATGTAGAAAAGCTCGAAAGTCGTTATCCAAACGGCTTCGAAGTTTTTCGTAGCGAAAATAGGGCAAAAGGTGACGTATGATTCGCTGGGGAAGAGAAGTTCTGCTTCTGTTGAAAGAGATAAGCGCACGTTTAGAGCGCATTGAACGCAATCAAGAGGCTATTATGCGTAATGGAAAGGTAGGAAAATTTATTGCTACGGGCCCACAAAATTCTTGACACGCAGGCTTTCAGCCTTGATAATATACTTTCTGGCCCGCATAGTATAATGGAAATTACAGTGGATTTGTAATCCTCTGATCTCTGTTCGATTCAGAGTGTGGGCACCAGAAATCCCGGTTTTCGGTTGCGTCCGGTCTGTCATGAAGCAAGCAAGCCCAGGCCGATTGAGTTGCGGTACAGCGAGCCCTAGAGTGAGATGCAGATAAAAACCGAACTTATTTGCCGATGTGGTGGAATGGTAGACACGATACGCTTAGAACGTATTAACGTAAGTTGTGGAAGTTCGAGTCTTCTCATCGGTACCAAATTCTCGTAAGCTGCTCCGAGGGTAAATTGAGTAGCAAGAATATGGAGGATTCATGTGGCGTTTGTGGTGTAAAGCACTTGGAGAAAAAGCAACTTCATCGAATAATGAAGCAGATAAAGTTGCTTGGATTCGTACTTTTTTAATTGTGCAGTCGATTATTACAAACTGTTTTATTATTGCAAACTTTTTCTTTACTCACTATAGGTAATTATATGCCGCTTTTTATTGTTGAAACTGTACGTCTGTTTAGGCACACTTATGCAATTGAATGCGAAAAAGCTGAGTATGCTATGGACTATGTAACTTGTGAAGAAGTTGAAGAGTTTGGTCAGGCCGATCTTGGTGAAACGATTACTACGACACGAGAAGTTACAATGGCTGAGTATCTGTCAGAGTTTGACAAAATCTCTGATTATCTGAAATCCTGGACACCCGAACAAAAAATGAGGTTTATCAAATGCTCCGAGTAAGGCCGAACACAGTGCGTGAGATTCTTGAGCAGTGCATCTCTGGTGGCGTAATTTCTGGTTATCGTCGTGCTTATAAGCATAACGATAATCCTGTCATGGAAGCGATCACAGAGGCAATCATTGCTTCGATCATGCTTAATCTTGAAGAAAGTTTCGAGATTGGTCATGAAAGTTGAAGAACTACTTGCAACAACGACCGCGCTTCTTTGTGAGCGCGGTCAACAATACGACTCTCCTAACGGAGAACGTAGCATGGGCCGCACTATTGCGGCCTTTAATGCAATTACGGGACGAGAATTGACGGAAGCGGAAGGTATGCTGCTTCTTGCAATTCTCAAAATGGTACGCGACAGGCAGAGAAAAATTCCTCACCAAGATAGCTGCGAGGATCTTATTGCTTATGCAGCGCTTTATGCGGAGGCTCGACTGAGTGAAAGAACTTGACATAGAAAGTAAAAGCCCTCATAATATATCTTTCGAGGATGTAATGAAAGAAGTTCGAGGCGCATACGAAGAAGCTCGTAAGATTTATCGAGCGAGAGAAGAAGAGACTTGGAATTCGCTTTCCTACGATCAACAACTTGATGTATTTTGCGCCGTAGTGCGCCGGATTGTGAAAGCAGAACTTATTGATGATGGTAGCTACCGCCATGCACTATATACAGTTTTTAAATTTGATATGGATGCGTATGGCCGTGCAATGGATGCAGGTTACATGGAGCTGCATAACTCGGTGGTAAAAGATGGTTAGTTATTCTACAAACTGGATGGGCCCGATCAATCTTGACTGGATTGAAAAGAATGGTAATGATTGGGCTGGTGGTCGAATTGATGTTTACGGAAATGATGACTAC